GTATTTTTAACTTTAGCTAGTGATCAAAAAGCATACAATGAACCTGAATTAGTTCAAGACACAAGATTAAAATATATAAATAATAATATTATGGCTGAAAGAGTTGCTAATGTTATTATTAAAAAATCAAGAGATAATTTAATTGTATCATTTAAAACAGATACAAGGGCTTTAGCATTACAAGTTACAGATATAATATCAGTTACAAATAACACTTATGGTTTTACTAATAAATTGTTTAAAATTAATTCTATTACTGAAACTGAAATGAATACTGATGGTGTATCAGGATATTATATTACTGCTCAAGAATATAATGCTGCTGCATATGCAGAACAAGCATTAACAGAATTTCAAACAGTTCCAAATACAAACTTAGCTAATCCTAGAAATTTTGGAACAATTACTGATTTAACATCAATTAGTAGTGATACAGATTCTTCTACACCATTTGTAGAATTACAATGGACTGTACCAACAGGATTAACAGAAACATTTGAAATATATGTTGGAGATAGTATTGCTGATCCTATTGCTGATAGAGAATTTAATATTTCATTTAGAACATCAACAGGTCCGTTTACTGAAGGTGCAACAATTAGACACAAAGTATTTGATATAGATTTTACAGATACATTAGTATTTTGGGTAAGGCCAATTAATCAATTTGCTAGAGGGGCTTTTTCTAATGCTTATGATTTTGGTGTATTTAGACCAGGTGCTGGAGGTATTACTTCAGGTATTTCTGGAATTATTGTTGATCCTAATGATACAAAAAATCCTTATGGAGTTGTAAATAGATTTACTCAAATTAGATATGCAGATAGTAATACTGGATCTAATATGAGAGATACATTTAATGATACTCCTGCTGTTCAACAAATAGGTTATGCTGGTACTTCAATTAATACAATTACTAGAACAGGTGGAACTGATGGTTCAGGATCTGTAACATTTCCATCTGATTTTAATTCAGGAACTGCTGTAACAGAACAACAAGAAATAAGTTTTACAGGAACAAGAGGTAATGTAACACAAAAAGAATTATTACATATTAATTTAGCTGATGATATACAAAATGATACATCTAGAAAAATAATTGCAAATGCTAAAGATTGGGATACAGCTGGTTTTTTAACTGCAGATTCTTCAACTAATAGTGTTAAAGTAAATGGTTCTTTAGAATTAAGTTCATTAGTTCCTGATGGTGTATCAAGCGGTTTTGGAAGATCTGTATCTATAGGTACTTCAACTGCATATGTAATGTCTAATACTGAATTGTTTTCATTTAAATTGGTTAATAATACTTGGTCATTTTATGCAAGAACAAATGCAGGTGGTGTTGAAAACTTTAATGTTTCTAATATGGGAGATGATGTTTTACTTTATAATTCATCAGTTACTGAAGGAGAAATATGGAATATTTATTTAATACCATCATTGTTAGGCGCTTTAGGTGGTGCACAATTTAATTAAAATTATATAGGAATAAAATAATGGCAATATTAGATACAATATCAAATTTAGATATTAGCAATAACATTGTAGATACAAATGAAAATATTATTGTTTGGTATAATGGAACTAAAATAAAATATTATCATAGATTTGAAAAAGTATTTCAAGATGTTGAAACTATTAGTGGTATATTATCAATTAAAATACAAGATAATGATACTATAAAAGTTACTACAAGTACAAAAGTTAGAGAAATTAATTTAACAAGACCTGGTACAACAAATACATATACAATTACATTAGATAGTAATTATGATAATACTACTAATCCGATTAGAGCATGGATATTATCTTTAACAGACTATGGTACATTAACAGATACTATGTCTTCAACTGTTGAAGGTACTGCTACAGCTATAGCTTCAGCGATAAATAATTTAACTAATTTTACTGCAAGTTCTAATAGCAATGTAATTACTTATACTAATACAGGTTCACAAGTTGTACAAACAAGTTCAATAGATTATACTGACTTTGTTGCAACTGGTGGTGGACAATTTAACTAATAAAGGAAATTTAAAATGGCAATCAGTTCTGTTTATGCAAACGCAGGAACATGGTCAGGCTCAGATATTATTACTGGTATTAATATAAGAAATAGTTTAAAAAATATTCATATTTTAGATAGTACTAATGTTGCTGTAGTAACAACTACAAATACACAAATATTTACTGATGATGGTGGTTATTCATCACAATTCACTTATTCAGATTCAGCTGATATTGTTGGGTTTGGTAAAGAATTTATTTTAGATGATGATTTATATATTTATAATTCTACTGAACCTACTTTAGAAACAAGATGGAGTTCAGGATCAAATACACAATATTCAGTTAGTTTAGGAACTTTAGGATATTTAAATAATATTGCATTATCAAACGGTATTGGTGCTATTGATGCATTAAACGAAATTAGAACAGCAATATTAGGTTTAAGTATAAGTGGACTATCTGTTTCATTACCTAGTTATGTATCTGATATAAACCCAGATAGTGGTCTTGTAGATTTTTCAGGTTATGGAATAATAGTTAATACAGGTACAGCTGATAATGAAATTACATCTTTTACAATTAATGATGTTGCTGGTGATGGTACAAATATTATTCACAATTATGAATATGAAACTGATGGAGCTGGAACTACTGCTGCTACAAGTATAACTTTAACTGAACCAGATGGAACAGGTACATTAACATTAAATGTTGCAGCTAATTTAGAAAGTGATGATCAATCAGATGATATTGGAAATGATTTAGTTGATTTAATAAACAATAATACTGAATCTCCTAATAATTATTCTGCTACATATGATACTGAAACTAAAAAGATTACATTTACTGGTGCAATTCCATTTGATTCAAATCCTAGTCAATTATGGACTGCTACTGTAAATAATGGATCTGTTACTGGAGATGATGCAGGAAATATTGTTTTTGGTAATGCTTCAATTACAAGATCTGGAGTATTAAATGAAACATATACTATAGTTGCCCCTGATTTATATACAACTACTGTAAATGGACAACCTTTATTTAGTAAAGTTACATTTACTGGCGGAAGTGCTACATCATTTAGTAATAATTTAAATTCTACTAATGCTGCACTTGAGTTTAGAGATGCATTAAATTCTGCTTTAAATGGATATATAACTGCTTCAATTGATTCAGGTAATTCAGATATAGTTAATTGGACTACAACAATTCAAGATGATATAGGATTAGATGTATCTTTTTCTGATTTAAATATTACTAAAACTGTTACACAAGGTAGTTTAGGTACAACACAAACCAATATTGATGATGCAGGTAAAACTAATATTCAAGTATTTAAACCTGGAAGCGCTTCAGCTAATTATAATAAAAGTTTTGTTGGTTTTGTTCCAAGTTTACCTGGTGCTGTAAATACAATTGCAGATGTAGTGGAAAATATTAATAATTCTATAACTGATTGGACTATTGAAAAAGATCAACCTGTTTCAAATCAAATTAGATTTACTGCAGTTAATAATGGATATGTAAATAATATATTTAAATTACTTGTAACTGATTCAGCTGGTACAGGAACTACATTAGGTGATTTTTCAACAGGTGTTGGTAATGCTTCAATTACGACATTAGGTTCAAAAACACCAGATTATTATGGTTTAAGATCTGTAACATTAGCTAATAAAGATGTATTTTCAAATGTTGCAACAGATTATTCTTGGTTTCAAACTACTAAAAATACTTTAGGTACAATATATCCAGGATATAAAGTAGCTACTATAAAAACTCCAGAATTTGCTTTTGATGGTATGTCAAATGGTTCTGCAGCATTAGTAGATGGTTTCTTTGACATAATTGCTAATTCAAATGGACAATATGTTATTGATACAGAAACTTTAACTGTTTCTGAAATATATAATATACCAGTTGATACACCTGACACAGTAATAAGTGGATCTGAAATGATTTATTATTCTACTAAAATATATTTAGCATATAGGGTAAGCAATGATAGTGATATCACAGGTTTGTCTTTAGGAATTGATGATACTGGTGCAACAATTTATACTAACAAAGGAAGTACTTATACAATAACAGATAGCAATACTGATGTCTTAGTGGCTGAATATATCTATAAATGGAATGGTACTGCTTGGGTAAAAGAAAATTAATAAAATAAATATATGTCCACAGATATATATTTACTCATAACTAACCTACAGGAGATAATATGAGAATATCAAACATACAACATTACTTAGGAGGAGCAGATAATATTATTGCTCGAGAAGTAGCCGAAGGTAATCAATTTTTAATATCAGTAGAAGACGGAACTATAGATTTTAGTGATGCAGCTACTACTTTTGATATACAAGCTGAATTATTTGAAGCAACTGTTACAAGAAAAAGAGGATCTATTGTAATTGATTCATTAACAAAAGAACCTACTGCAACAAAGCATTCATATACAAAGGCAGAACTTATATATAATACTGGTACTGCTGGTAAATTTGAATTATTAGTTCCTGAAACATTATTATCAGATCAAGGTAGTTTTACAGCTGCTCCTGATGATACATCACCATATATTGTGGTTATGAAAGTTCAATGGGCTGCAGGTAGTCCTGAAGTTAAAAAATCATTAAGGTTTGTATTTGTAATAAGATATCAACCTCAATAAAAGGAATAAATAATTATGACAATTATTGTAGATGGAAATACTCCAATTATAAAAGTAGATGGAGAAGCTCCAGTTGTAAATGTTTCAAAACAAACAGGCCCACAAGGGGAAACAGGCCCACAAGGCCCACAAGGTGATACAGGCCCACAAGGCCCAACAGGCCCAACAGGCCCACAAGGTTTAACAGGCCCAACCGGTCCGGCTGGTGCTAAAGGTGATCAAGGTATCCAAGGTGTAGCAGGCCCACAAGGTGCAACAGGCCCACAAGGAGCAACAGGCCCACAAGGCCCATCCGGTACAGTTGATACTAGTTCAATGAATGCAGCTATAGATGCACGTGTAGATACAACATTTGTTAATAATTTAAATGTTGATGCAGGAACTATAGATGGATTGGATAGTACACAATTTGAACAAACAAGTAATAAAAATCAAATAAATGGTTATGCTGGTTTAGATGGTACTGGTAAAGTTGGAGCTGCACAATTACCTAGTTATGTTGATGATGTTGAAGAATATTCTAATTTTGCTTCATTTCCAGTAACTGGTGAAACAGGTAAAATTTATATTGCTCAAGATACAGGTGATGTTTATAGATGGTCAGGAAGTGCATATATACAAATTAATGATGCTGTAACTTCTGCTGATCAAGCAACAAGATTAGCTACTTCTAGAAACATTTCATTAACAGGCCCAATAACTGGATCTGCTAGTTTTGATGGTACTGCTGATGCTTCTATTTCAACTACATTAGATTTATCTGGTAAAACAACTTCTGATTTAGCTGAAGGAACAAATAAATATTATACTGATGCAAAAGTTCAAACAGTAATTGATACAAATACAGCAGGGTTTATAACTGCAAGTTCTTCAGATAATTTAACAAATAAAACTGGTAACATAAGTCAATGGAATAATGATGTTGGATATATAACAAGCGAAACAGATAGTCAAACATTATCTTTTTCAAACCCAGACTTGGCTATTTCAAATGGTAATACTGTTGATTTAAGTGCATTAACAACAACAAGTTTACCTTTTAGTAGTATTACAAGTACACCAACAACATTAAGTGGTTATGGTATTACAGATGGAGTAACCGCTAGTTCAAGTGATGTATTTACAAATAAATCAGGTAATATAAGTCAATGGACAAATGACGTAGGTTATTTAACATCTGAAACTGATAGTCAAACTTTATCATTTAGTAATCCAAATTTAAGTATTTCAAATGGTAATACTGTTGATTTATCAAGTTTATCTTCTAA